ACCCTAGAAGTTTGAAAAATATTTGGCTTATATCCTAAGTTTATTGGAAGCCATAGATTAATATCGTGCCACCTACTACCTAATCCACTATTATTAGTGCTTTCAGTTCCAATAAAACTAACATAATCATATCCTTCCCCATGTGCAAAATTACCAACTTCTGTATGCCAAGTAGTATCGGTTTCGTTAGAATCATCTCCCCCAAAACCGGCACTATGATTTCCCCTATTCAAATCACTTCCTGTAACTTGTGAGCCGGAGGATTGCTCAGCAATACCTCTCATAACGGCACTTTTTAGCAAATGAATACCAAAACTCATGTCATTAAATCTATTTGTTGTAGCCAATCCTCTAACAACTGCATGTCCTCTTTTATTATTTGGCGAAGCAGATTGCATATGATTTGCTTTAAGATAATATAATGGTGAGTTAGAAGAACTAGTAGGCACACTACCTGCTCTATTAAGTGTGTAATCTTTGTGTTCTGTGCTTACACCATCCGACTTTACCGTTGTTTTATGAGGAACTTCTTCTAATGTTATGCTATTAGTCCCAAAAGAAGCAATTACTCCTATATACCTACCTTCACCATCTATTAAAATATCTCCAACTGCTGCTCCGGTATTAATAACAGATTCAGCAGATTGTGAAGCATTTTGATTATCTTGTAAATTAATTGTTTTGCTTGATATGCTATCAATATAAAGACCTTTATTACTAACTCCTGAGTGCATTAATCTAGTCACTTCGTAGTTAGGTAAGTCAAAGGAAGGAATTACTTGTTCATTTGATGGAGGATTTTCGGGGTCAAATTGATTAAAGGCAAAATCATATACTACCTCTGTTAATCTCATTATGCTAAATCTCTTCAAGTCTTTTAATTGTGGTGATGAATCCGATACGGAAGATATAGCACTAGAAGTATATGAACTGTCTAACCTAGTTATTGGGTTAGTATTTCCAACAACATTATCTTTTATTTCATTGTCTAAAGAATCAGTTTCTTTACCTAAAAACATTACATTGTATTTAGTTAAATCTCTATTGGCGTTCTTATACATAATGCTATCTTTTCTAGTAGAAGAATGTGGTAAAAGGTCACAATTAGAGAACAAAAACATTCTAGCAACTTTAGAATCAATATGTTCTAATCTATCTTTTACTGCTAATGGACTATGTAAATTAGTAGTAACAGTAAATGTTCTATCAGCAGTATTAGAGCCTGTTGCACTAGCACTCATTGTTATGGCCGAAGATGAAGAAATCGCAGTAATAGTAGTTCCCGTAGGAATGTCAGTTCCCGATATTACCATACCTACATTTAATCTTCCGGTGTCCGAAAAACCATCTAAAGTAGTATTGCCGTTAGTATCACACGCTAATGTAATAGTGTTTGTTTTTTGTTCTTCGGCAACTATTGGATTCGGGGGTAAAAGAACTAATGGGTAGTTTCCTTGATGAAATCTAGTGTTGTGTTGAGTCGGTACTAAACTTGGTAATTCTATGATTTCATATGATTTTTTTTCTAGGGTTTTCATATCAAAAAACTTACTTCCCATACACGATACATAGCCCCTAGATTCGGGGATTCTTTTATTGTCAAATGAAAAATAATCCGCTTCAACATCAAGCGCACTAGAATTACCCGTCGAATTATTAGACAAAATTACTTCCCCTACATAAGAACCCGAAGAACCTGTTTTTGAGGTAATGGAGGTCACAAAGGTATTAGAAGGAATATTACTAGCAACTACTTTTTGTCCAACTCTAGGAACTTCAAGGGTATTTACATCGGGATTACTTGCAGAAATATTTTGAACATTTTCATAGTCAACATGAGCATCACCACTATATGTTTCTAGTAAATTAGTTCCTGTCCAAATTAACCCCATAATATCTGTTCCAATAATATTATGTTCATCAATTCCATCAATGTAATATCCGGCATTAAATCTATATGCACTAGCATAATATTTAATTTTACTTAGAGTTTCTAAATAATATTGTATGTTTGTAGAATATACAACTTTAGGCAGGGACTTATTGTAATTTCCTTTTTCTATATTTAATAATCTATACATAGGAGTTCCATAGACTTCTTGTGAAGATTTAGGAACTTCATCTATAATTGCAGAAGTTCCATCAAAACTAGCACAAAAAGCAGCACTACCGCTACTAGTCAATCTTTGTCTAAACGGTTGTTCATAAGATAAAGGATAATTTAACAAACTACAAGCGTTGTTAGTCGCCGCAGTGTTTAGTAATGGATGGAGTAGCCCTATTGTTTTAGCACCATGTAGGTGTGCAGCATTTATAAAATTCAATTCATGTGTTAATTTAGAACTTTCTTTTGTTTCAGTTGTTGCTTTTGTTAATACTGAAACATCTTCATTTGCATGTCCTCTAAGTTTATCGACATACATACCCGCCTTAAGAACAAAAGTAAATGTATTTTTTCCTGTGGCAGTTGCATTAGCACTTATGGTTATTTTTGTTTTGCTATTTATTTTAGTGACGGTTGTTGAGGCCGGTATTCCCGTTCCACTAATACCCATACCAACAAATATTTTTTCTGTTGAAGTCATAGCAACAACACTATCGCTTGATATAGTTGAGCCACTTAAAGAAACAACTCCCACTTCTCTATCTAAATATATTCTAGTTTGTGTTGAAGGTAAAGTAAATTGTGTAGTAGTATCGGTAGCACTATTAGTAGCACTAGCACTCATTGTAAGGCTTGTTTCTCCTAATGAAGATATTGTTGTTCCATTAGGTATTCCCGAATGAGTTCCATTAACTATTTCCATACCATTAGATAAATTATCTGTATTAGCAGTTAAAGTAGTATTACCATTTGTAGTCGTGCTTATAGTAGTTTCATAGTTCTTAACACTTTGAACAATATTTGCTAAAAATTTACCATTGATATAAATAGGCTTACCATGCAAATTTCTATTTCCTCTAATCTCATTAATACTAGACAAAACTCTTTCCGAGTCCACTTCAATGTGTTTTCTAGCAATAGACATATCATTGGTTAATTTACCCAAATTGTTTTCCGAAAAAGTTGTGTCATTAGTGTTAGCATAATTAATGTCTACTCTTCCTAGTGTTAAAGGAACATAAGGTGCTAATGTCACCTGTGTTGAGTTTCCTACGGCGTTTGTTTTAACTATTTCAAAATCCATAAGAGTATTTATTGTGTCAAAAGTAGAACTTTCTAATGTGCTTTGGAAGTAAGGGTCACTTTTCATTCTCTTTACTTCATTTATATTATAACCTAATGCGTCTTGATGAGTGCTATGACTAGTTCCAACTAAGTCTGTTGTTTCTAATCCCGATGAATCTAATTTTGTTCCCGACTTAAAAAATAGTCCTTTGTTTGAAGTGCCTCCTAAACTAGTAGAAGATTGAACATAAGCATTACTAGCAAGGGCTTTATTCATTACATAATTAGTGTTTGATTCTTTAAATCCTGCCATAGTAGTTCCTTCGGCTCTTGGAAAATCTACCAATGTAAAACTAGTTCCTGTTGCCCCCAAAGATATTTCACCAACATAACTCATCATACCTGTTGGAAATTTGATGTGTATTTTATCTCCCGTTGCTAGAGTTATGCTAGTAGAAGCAGTAATTGTTTGACTACCAAAAGTACAAGTAAAATTAGCCCCTGCTGATGTTAACTTATTGTAAGGGCTTTGTGATGAGTAAATTATATCTTCCGAAAATAAAGCATTTTTATTTATGATAGGTGAAATTAATTTTCTAATATTACTTCTTCCTATAATTACCATTTGTGTTAAGCCGTCTTCTTTATATTCTTCGATTTTTTCAATCTCTCCATCAAACTTCTGTAAATTAATTGAATACTTTCCTAGCATATAATCTAAAGAATTTCCTAATGAATGGTAAGACTCTTCATTTGAAGTTGCTCCATCCGAGTCAAAATATGCTTTATCGGGAAAACTTAGAGTTAGTAGTTTTTTATTCTCATCTATATTAGATACAGAAGCATATAGGAATGAAAAATCCTTTGATAGCATTTTTACAAATACATCTTGTTTTCTATCATTAATTCCTTTAAAGTCAGTTAGTAATGTTTTGTCTTTTTTATTGTAGGCTCTTCTTAATAATTCATCTTCCGCTTGTAAAGTATATGTTGCACTAGAAACAATCGATTCTGTTTCTAATCTTCTTTTTGCTTCAAGAACTAATGTTTGTGTTCCGCCGCTAAAGTCAGCAGTAATACTAGATACATAATAGATGTAATTACCTACCTTTACTTCATCACCCGCATTTAAAAAATTTGTAAGATTATGTTCTGTTCTCACTGTATAAGAAGTAGCAGCCGAAGAAGGAGTTGTTGCTATCTTTGCCCCAAACGATTTAAATTCATTAAAGTCGCCTCTAAAAACTTGTTGTCTAACCCTAAAAGAATCTCCTTCTTTTATTTTCTTTGGTAATACTCTATAAGGGTCTGCTATTTTTATTTCTGCCAAACTTCCTTTTTCACCGAATGATTCTTCTAAAACACAATCTATTACATTGTAAGATAGATTTGATTTATCCTTTGAATAACCATAAGAAACATATCTGTATTGTCCATTGTAGTCTTGACTTGCAGTATCAGTTATTGTATCGTTATCATCTCTTCTAGCATTAGTAAAACAAGCGTCGTTTGTAAATGGAGTATAGTCTAAAATTGTATTGCCTTCATTACTTGTATGAGTGGTTGGATTATCTTGTTCTTTTAGTTTATCTATTAATTTAGTTTTTAGAGTGAAGTTGCTATAATCAATTATAGTAGTTCCAAAGTCCTCTTTAGTAGTAAAGTGGCTATCTATTGCCAATGTTTCAGTAGCATTAGAAACATAGTCTCCTTCTTTGAACATGATAGTGTGCTTTATGTCGTGGTTTAATTCATTCTTTTTATCTAAATATTCATTAAAGAAATAAAATAGTGGCCTAGCACAATGTAATTCGTAGGTTGGATTATTTTTAATTCCCGCCCCTATAACTAATGGATGATTACTAGTTGGTATAGGAAAAGAAAACAATCTAAATTTAACTCCATTAGCCACTTCATTTCCTAATTTTGGCTCAAATTCAAAAGCATCTCCCTCTACATCTTGAGTTAATTTTTCTGTGACTCTAACAAAATGATGTTTTGAAAAATCATCGGAATGAATCATAGCGAATAAATAATGAGTATCTTCATTCCAACTATTTATTCTAACTCCTGTATCACTAGTATTATCATAACATTTTATTTTAAAGCCATCTGTCGTTGCTAAGTTAGCATATTCTAAACCTAGAACAACAGTTTGACTGCTTGCAGTAGTGCCTGTTGCCCTTTTAGAAATGGTGAATGAAGTTGAGGAAAGTATGTTGTCAATAGTAGTATCATCTTGTAATTTAGAATGATGAATACTTTGTCCAACAAATAAATCGTCTGTATTGCCACTTGATAATGAAATCAAAGAACTGTTTTGTGTAATGGTGCAATTGGCTAAAGTGCTTCTTCCTAATGGAGTTAATACAACGCTTCCTGTGCTTTCGGGAGTAATTGCTATGTTTAATCTACTAGTAGTTAGTGCTGAATCAAAAACATAAAGCATTGGATTAGTAGGACAAAGATATGCGGTCTTTGTAAATGTAAAAGACCTACTAGTAGTTACTGAATCATTAGAATTTTTATTCATTGTTGCCGTATTAGCCCCACTATTAATAGAAGTAATTATGCTCCCATCGGCTATTCCTGTTCCCGAAACTTTCATCCCAACAAATAAATCCGTAGTGGTTAAATTGCTAATAACCGCACTACCTGTTCCGGCAGTAGTTCCTGTTAAAACAACAGTATTTGGGCTAGAAGAAATGGCTACTATCTCGGTCATTCGTCTATCTCCTCAAATCTAAAATAAAATAAAGTATCTTTTAAACTAGGTAATAAGTTATTAATTAAGAATTTATTTCTTATTGTTGTAGTCATGCACATTTCATGTAGTTCTCCCATAAACTGTTTGTTAGCCGTAGCACTATCTTCTCCTACTCCTTGATTGTCGTTAGAACCAATAAACAAATCTTCCTGTTCCATAGAAAAATTAGAACTTGTATCTATGCTTTGGCTTTTTTCAAGTTTTCCATCCAAATAAATATAGATATTTTTTGTTATGTCATTATAACAACAAGCAATATGATATTGATTTTCAATGTAAGAAGGATTCTTATAAGACGATATGAATATTTTTGTTCCACTACCTATACTACTAGAGGGAGCAGTGTTTAGAACAATACTAACACCGGAATTAATAGAAGCAATAGTTCCTAAAGATGTAAAGGTAAACTCATTTCTTGTAAATACTTCTTGCCCTACATGAAACTTAGCAGTAGAAGCAACCGGAATTGTTGTAGTGCTATTAGAACCATCAGTAGTTCCACCAATTACATGTGTTTGTCTACTGTTTGCGTCAAATCCTTCTAGTGTGTCCGAAGTATAAAAATGAGTAAATCCGGTAGTAGAAGTAATAACTGCATTATCTGTTGTTGCGGTATAATCAGTTCCTCCTATTTTCAAACCCACTTTAATTTTATATTCAGCAGGTTGATTTTCATTGTGTAGTGTCGAGTTTAGCAAAGACACATAAAAATTAGTGCTAGAAAATATTCTCATTTCATGGGTTAGCCTAGCACTTTGAGTTAGGTAATCTTCACTTTGATGATTAGCACTATTAGCACTACTAAATATAACACTAGGGATTACTTTTTGTGTAGAAGTTGTATTTGGTCTTGAAGTAGCCGAGTATTGCCCTACTCCATTTATGTCATAAGGAGTCAATATACTTTCAAAAGTAAATGAACCTGTATGCGCCCAAATTCCATAATTTATATTGTCTGTTGTAGAAGGAACATTGTCGCTATAATCTATTTTAACATGAGCATTACACATAACGGGGAATATTAATCCCCTTTGTTTACCCACCAAAACATCATACATACTATCACCTATGGAACAATAACCGCAGTTTCAAATTCTAAACTAAAAGATAATTCATAAGTTTCTCCGCTTATATCGCAACTAAAACTTCTAATGAATCCTGTCAATCCTGTATCTGTTTGTGCATCGGGAAATGAAGATATTTTTGCAGGAACTCCTACATTATCTAAAGCATTATTCTCTCCTCTTGAAGCAAAGGTAAATGGAACTAAAGTCCCTGTTTCTCTATCTGCCGTATCAATGCCTCCTCTTTGAACATAATTTGAATCAACAAAAGAAGGCATTAAAATTACTAATTCATTAAATGCTTGGTTTTCTGCAAATCCTGTCGAATCTACTCCCGACGCTATTAATTGAGCAATTTCATGTGCGGTAAAAACAACATCTGTTTCTGAGCCATCATGTGTTTTTTTGATTTGTTGGTCTAATATAACTCCTTGAACTGATACTGTTTTTTGAGCCATGCCTAAATCTAAAGCAGCAGTAATTGATTCACCCGTAGCAACACCGGACAAAGGAATAGGAAATGCAGGGATTGTTTTACTTACTGATATAGAAACCGAATTAGCCTTAAGAGGTATAGTGTTAATGTTCAAATCACTACCCGAAAAACTTTGTAGTTTTAAATATACATAACTCATATCATCACCTTACAAATCCACTAGAAGAAGTGCTTCTATTCATTTTACTACTTATTAGATTCCCTATTTTTTCCGCTATTCTTCTAAGTTCAGCATCCGAAGTATCTTTGGCATTTATTGTAACGCTAACATTATTGTTCACTACGCCACCGCCCATTTTCTTACTTTCATTATTGCTATGAACTCTAGCCCCTTTTGGTAAATTAACTAACTCCGGCCCTCTTTCTCCAACAACTGTCATACCGCCCCCCGAAACTCCTCCATTAGCCATAAAGTCTAATTTGAAAGTGTCTTTTATAATGTCACCTAATTTTTTAACTACTGCAAAAAGTAAAGCAGTAAGACCAAGAATAACTAAAGCAGGGAGGGCATAAATAGCAACTACTGTTAGCATTTGAATCATTATTTGTTTCACTACATAGGCTGCTAAAAAGACAAATAGTGCCTTCTTCGCTATTTTAAAGACTGTGCTTCTAAATTGTTCGTCGGTAAAGAACTTATGAATAATATCTAATCCTGTATAGAAGGTCGCTATTGCTAATGCTAATAATCCTTTTAATATAACTATAAGTATATCCCACGCTATCATTAATAGATTATCAACAAATTCTAAAGCATAGTCTAAAAATGTATAAATATCTCCCGATAATAAAGCACCTATCATACTAAATATTAACATAACATTATCTAATACTAATGACCCTATTTTCATTATATCATCTATTACTCCCATTTCTTCTAATATTCCTAATGAATCGTGAATAAATTTAGCCAAAACTAAGAATCCCATAATTCCTAACATTAGCATTATCATAACTTTAAAGGCATAATTAAGAACAGGCTTCATAGTTTTTTGAAGACTAATCATACCTTTTCTATACTTTAAAGTTCTTTTAGCCATATTTTCTTGAAATTTTTGCCGTCTTTCTCCTAGTCTAAGAGTAGCGGAAATTTTATCTTCTATCTCTTTAAATAGTTCAAGTTGAGTAGTTGCTTGCGATGGAGTTTTAGTTAAAAAGAACTCTTCTTTTAGTGCTTCTTGTTCTTTTGTAATATCAGCACTTATCCCTGCTCTACCTTCTTTAGTTTTCATGGCCTTTTCAAACTGTGCAACTTTTTGTGCTTCTTCAAAAACTTTAGTTTGTTGTTTTCCTTTTTTTACAAGTTCCTCTAATCCCCTACTAAATTGTTCATTAGCGTCAGCACCCTCTAACATAGCCACACTATATGCGTATGTTGCTTTAACTGCCTCCATAATTTGTTTAGTTTCTTCTTCTTGAACTTCTGTCCTAAAACGCCCCTCTTCGTGAAGTTGATTTATTAGGTCTAGTTGAGGGGCTAATGTTTCATATGCTTGAACTTGCTCTATTACTCTTTGATTTTGTTCCTGTGCTAATTTAGCATTGGCTTGTGATGCTTGTTCTACTTGCCCCAAAATATCAATAAACGCTCTAAATTTATTTTGTAGTCTCCATAATGGACTACCGGAAACAAGCCTAGCAAAAATAGTCCATTTTTTACCTGCTTTACTAGTAGAATCCGATATTTCAATTAATCTTTTAGTAAAACCCTTAAATTCAACTCCGGCATCTAAAGTAACTTTATTTAAATCACTAAGATTACCTGCGAGTTTTTGGATTTCATCCTCGGCCATATCATCTACCTGCGTTCTTTTTTGCTTTCTCTAACTCGTCATGTTTAATCTTTTCCATACTAAAATGAACTCTTAATAAATCCATCACTAAACTTGATGGCATTTTGTAAATTTCTAGTGGACTTATAGATAAAGCCGAAGCCAATGTATAAGTCATAATTAAGAATACTGTTTCGGGAGTAGTGCCTTTTCCCTTAATAGCATTCTCAATCACTCGTTTTTTTCTTCATCCTCCTGTAAAACATTCATAGGATTAGGTAGGATTTCTTTTAATTGATTGCCAACATAAGGACTTAGCCTTAGCATATCAATAGTTGAAAGGGAAGGTTCAGTTTTAGATATAAAATTCTCTACCATATAACGATACATGGCGTTAATATCAATATCTACATTTTGTGTTCTAGTGTCTATTTTCATAACACTATTCATGGCTTTTTCAGCCTCTAGCCATGTAGGTTCTTTTACCCACACTTTTAGATATTCTTCTTGTTCGGGTGCTACTTTAACATAGTGTAGCGTAGGCTCTTGTAGTGCAAATAGCACATTCTTATCTTTTATTACTTTCTTTTCAGTCATATTATCCACCTTCAAAACCAACAAACAAACAAACGGTGTTGGTGGAATTTAATTACTTGGCTATTGGAGTTTTCTTTTTCTCCTCCTTAGCCTTCTTTTTTGCTTTAGCCTTTTCTTGTTTTTCCGCTAAAGCCTTTAATCTTAATTTTTCTCTTTTATCCAAAGAATCACCCCTGTAAAACCCAATGTGTTGTTACTTCACACAAATGTAAATCTCTCGGCATTACTGTTCCTTCAATAGTAATTGGCCCTTTATCGTCGGGAATAGTAACATTAGCCGCACTTAAGAAATAATTTTTCAATTGTATTTTTATCTTCTCTCCATTGTCTTTATCAAATTCTAAATTTAATAAACCATTCGCTACTGTATCGGTGGCAATTTCTTCTGTTTGTGAATTAGCCCCAACTAATTCTTCATAGAGTTTATCATCAGTAATCATAGCAGTAAAAGAAATTTCATATGTTCTTTGAGCAGGTATAGCGTCTTTTATCTTTTTATTTCCTATTCCTAAAAATCTCTTGTCTTGTAGGTTGTTGTTGATTGTCAAAGTAAAATTAGTTATCTTCAAAAATTGTTGTCCAAATATACTAAAAGAACCACTTGAGAAAAAGAATGGCTCTAGCGATTCTGCCCCTGTTGCTGCTAAAGTATTTGAGCCGCTACCATAATTAAATAGAGTTGTGTTGGTTAAATCCGAATTTCCTCCTCTTGCTTGGTATGCTTCTTGTTGTTTTAGAGTATGAACTGTTCTAGTGTTTAAATCCATAGTCATTTTAACTTCTTCATTTTCATTAGCCGTCATAGTTAATGTATTGACTCTATTGCCTCTTGCTATTCTAACAAAATTCTTTGACTCGGAAGCCGCCGTCGTTTCTGTATTGTAGGTATTGGAAGATTCTAATTTACTTAGCGTTTGTTCAAGAGCAAAAGAAGGTAAGTCTTCTCCGTTTGCTTCTGCAAATGTATATTTGATTGGGTTTTGAATAACACCCGAAGCATTGTGGCTAGGTAATGTAAGTAATGCAAAATGTGTAGCAGTATCTTGGTGTGCTACGGGAGGTATCATAAATGAAGAATCAGTGGCAGTTCTATAAAATATAGGGCCTGTTGAAGTGTGTCCTTCTAAAGTATCGCTAAATGTTTTAGCGGTAGCGGTTTCTCCAATATCTAAATAATGAACATTATTAGCATGTGCAGTATAAGGTGGAGTTGCAGGGTCTAATGAACTTGAACCTGTAAATGTAGCATTAACCTTAGAACATTGTCCTAGCGCATAATATAACCATGCTCCATGATTTGTAATGTATGCTAAATTCCCACCACTAGAAGTTTCGATACCTTTGTATTGATGAGTAAAATTTCTTTTTCCTCCTAATGAAAGATTGAGTTGTTTCATCTCAACCTCAACACTTGGGAAGGTTGCAGTTTCCAAAAGACCCAACCAGTTATCAGCACTTAATCTAGCGATTGAGCCTGTTTTAGTAGTAGGGGCAGGAGTTCCATAAGCATGTAATACAATAAAATCTGTTGCATCTTGTATAGTTAAAGTATGTGCGGGGGTTATAGTAAAAGAAGTTGTGTCATTTGATGAAACAGTATGTGTTGAGACATAAGTTCCATTGTCGTATAAATCAACCTTACAACCAACATATAAGTCTTCAACCAATCTTACATTGTCGCTCCATAAAGCATCAGCAACTAATTGCGTACTTGTGCTTGTTCCATCTAAAATAATCTTCAAATCTAACTCCGGTATGAATGTTAAACTTGCTCCACTGCCTAAAAATATATCTGTATTTGTCATGCTTATCTCCCCTCTCCTTTACTTACTTACTAGGGAATACTTAATGCGAATCGTTTTGCTTCTACTGTCAATTTATATCCAAATAACCTCTTTGCTCTATCGTTGCTCTCGCTTCTTGAACCTACAAACACTTGATTAAACTTAGAACCATCACTTGCAGTATATCCCTTACGACCTCGCTCAAGCGTATGACGGGCTATCAAGTATAAAGCCTTTAGCCTATCTTTTCCAAAACTAGCATCTGTTCCGGCTCTTTCATCATGTATGGTTCTCATGTGCATTGTAAATGAATAAGTTTCATTTCTTACATCAAAATGAACTGTTGGATATTCTATATTTTGAGAATCTTCAAAGAATACTATAACATCTTTAGCCGTTAAGTCATATCTAACTCCTCTATTTTTATCTAGTGTTCTAACATCAACAAAATTAGGAGTTCCTGCATGGTCGGCAGTTATTTTTCCTTCACTAATTAATGTTGTAACAGAAGAACTCCAATTAGTAGAGACTAAATCAATAAGTAAACTTACTTCATCCATATTATCGCCTCAATGCTTTTTTGAAATCATCACTTATTTTTTGAGATAAAGCCCTGCTAAAGTTTTCTTGTGCATTCTTTATTATTTCTTTATTGCTAAACGACACATCAATTCCTAATACTTCCGATAATTCCTGCATAGCCTTTTGTCTTTCCATTTCTATTTCTAAAAATTTCTTGAACATCTGTATTTCTTGCATAGAAATCACTCAATTAAATAAACTAAATCACCCTTTCCTTTCAGTATATCCATAGCCTCTTTTGTTAGAATGTCATACTTTTCTTTAGTTGAAATATTACCGCCCGTTTCAGCAATCATTATTGTTTGGTCGTCGTGTCTTAGCAATTCAGCCGCAACTAACATTGTAGTTGCTTTATGTATAGCCGAAGGAACTCTTGAAGAACCCGCAACATAAGTTATTATGATTGAGTTTTGAGTGTGATATGGATAATCTCTTAGGAAAAATATTCTTCCATCATCTTTAATACTCCAAAAACTACCCAATCTTTTCATATCTTGCATGTCTGTAAATGCTTCCGAAGTTGATTGTGAATCTTGACCTGCTTTATCTGTAAGTGTTATTGTGCATCCCGAACCATCTTCTCCTGCTAACAAACTTGAAATGTTAATCTTATATCCATTATCGGGGTCAATAGAAGCATAAAAGAAATCACTTATGCTTAAATTATTAGGTGAAGAAGTTCTTTCTTTTTCTCTATTAGCCCCTGTAAATTGAGCAGTATTAGCAGGAAACTCTTCATTAATTAAATGGCAAATATCCCTAGCAGTTGTCTTTGCTCCAAATCTACTGTCGAATGTATTATGAGCCGACATAGTTCCTTCCCCTTGAAAAAACAACTCAAAGGTATCACCACTATTAGGAAGTTGTAAAGTTATTTTTCTAAGATGTTGAAAACTATCGGGGTTTAGTGTGACGCTTGCTTGAGCCGAAGCCAACTCTTGATAACTATTTCCTTGCCAAACTTTCAAGGATATTACTTTCTTTAATTTCATTGTGGCTAATTGTATAAATCCAACATAGCCACCATAGTATGCTTGCATTGGGTGTCTAACAAATTCAAAATCATGGAACTCATCTTTGTGAATAATAGGTCTGTATGACCTCTTTACTTTATCATCGACAATACCTTCTATGTTTTTTATAATTTTACCAACTTGGGCTTGACTAGGATAAGTAGAAGATGAAAATGCAGGAACTTGTAGCATATCCGATACTGCATCTTTATCTGTATAATATCCTTTACCTGTTGAATAATCAACATCAATAGATGTATAGTCGCTTGGGGATGATGCTATTGCCATTTTAAATACCTACCTCTAGTGTTTTTACTCTACTTAATATCGAATTTATAAATGTGTTTAAATGAGAAATGTCTACTCTACTTTCTATAATACGAGTTTTTTTCTTTTTAGGATTGAAACTTCCTCCTTGAAATATTATAGATGTAGGAGTGGCGTATAATCTTTTTATTTCATAATTAGTTGATTTTTTTGTTTTTGTTTTTTTCACTTCAAAATCAATTTTATACACATTTTCTAAATCATTCAAGTATGGTTTTAGTCTTCTTTTCAAAAAAGTTTTTGTCTTTTCAAAGGATTCCTTTTTCTCGTCTTTACTAAACTTACTAGGAGCATCTTTATATTTTTTATAAAACTCATTTTCCATTTTTTCTACTTCTTCTTTTTTAGTTTCAATCATTTGTTTTATTTCATCTTCTAATGCAGGTGACTCTTCAAAAATATTATCCTTGCCATCGAAAAAAATCTCATAAGTAAATTCTTGAAACTTGTCTATCGAGTTTGCTTTTTTGTCGCCAAGTAATTCCGGTGAAGTAGTACCTCTAAAAATTTGAAGCAAAGTAAGTCCTGTTTCTCCTATTAGTTTTTCTACTTCTTTTTGAAAATCAAATAATTCTGTTGCTAGTTTATTAGAAATTTCTTGTTTTTTCGCTTCTTTTTCTAAGTCTTTAAGTGTAGGTCTAACTATATTTACTTCTTTTCCTTTTTTATCTTTTACTTCATCTAATTTTCTATCTATTTCTCTTTCCTTTTCATCTTCAAAATCAAGTAACATTTTTCGATATTCAGTTTTGAATGTTCTATTTATTTCATTCCTTAATTTTTTTTCAAGATTTTTTATTTGCCTATATTTAGCAACTTCTTCTTTATTATTATCTTCATATTTTTTACCTAAATGAACAACTATCGGGTCTACTGCGCTTGTTGGGGTAACAGTTCTTCTGCTTCCCATAGTTTCTACAACCAATGGAATAACTTGGTCTGTTAGTGTAGAAACTAAATCCGAAGGAGTATCTGTTCCTAACTGTGGGTTTTTTCCTCCTCTCTTCAAATCACCGGAAGTTTTTGTGTAGGGTTCTGCAAGTTTAATGTTAGTAAATCCTAAATTAACTAAGGTTTTGAATTTATCTCCATCTTTGAATTTGTTTAATTCATCTATTTTAACTCGCTTAATATTATCAGCATCAGTTGTTATATTATACAAATCATCAAAGTAAGAATCATAATCTTCAACTCCTTTCTTTAATTGAACTTTTGTTTCTTTAGAGTCTAGTGGAAACTCATACATTCTTTTCAAAGTGCTAGGAGTAAGTTCATTCAACTTATAATCCATAATTCTATCATCTAACTTAACAGAATTAAATCTTTTTTTAACTTTTTTATTTCCTAATAGTTCTCTTAAAGTAGTATCTTTGATTTTATCTAGGGCTTGTTTGTATATTTTTTTATATTCTCTTGCTTTGCCTTGATTTACTTTCTTTAAATTATCCCACTCGTAGTTATCATCGATGTTATTATTAGCCTTTCTTACTCCGACCTTTATATCTAAAATATTATTTAAAATATATTTCAAAAAAACATCATTTGCTATGTCACTATTCCATTGTTTAGGCACACCGTTTATAATGACTTTCAAAAAAATCACCTTCACATTAACCATTTAGCCCAAGCCGCACCTTTCTGTATGGCACTACCTAAACCTAAACCGCTTGAAGGTGGCTCATAACTCATTTGTCCTTGAGCATCTATCCAATATGGTCTACCATAATTGTCAGTTCCCGATGGTGGAATAGGATAACCACTACCATTATTCATAGCCCCTTGCATTTGTTGATATTGTTGAACATTACCCGTTAGCCCTGCTACTGCCATACCTGCGGTTGGTTGTTGTAGTGGCATTTGTCCTGCTCCTCCACTAAACCCTTGTGATTCTAAGTATTGTTGTTTAGCCAACTTTCTTTGATTAACAACTTCTGTATTAATCGCAGCGTCTAGTATTCTTTGTATATCTAACTCAATGTTTTCTTGAGTAATCTTTTCAAATTCTCTCATAGCATCATTATGAATCTTTAACATTCCTGTTGTAGAATCCGTTGTAAATTGTAATTTAGCCAACATCTTACTAACTACTCTTTCTACAACATCTTCCATGAGTTTTTCCATCTGTGTCAAAAACATTTGACCGTGATATTGAAAGAACTCTTCAACATGATTATCTTGTAAAGAAAGTAAATTATTTACATTCTTAAATTGTTGGTCGCTTTGTTGTTGAACTGCCCCTAAAACTGTGCTATTACTTGTTCCTAAAATCCCCATATTACTCACCCTGCTCTCCTTTAATTAGATAATTAATCCTTTCTGTATTTAATTGTATTTCCGCCGTCAATCTAACTATTTCTGCCATTTGTGTTTCTGCATCCTTAGCCGGAGTTGGTGGCGTTATAGTCCACCCCATGCTAGTCAGCCTCATAACATCTTCTTTAGTTAATGTGTTTAATTGTTGTCTTTTTAACATAGAGGGCATTTTCGCTTTAGGAATAAATGCTTTAAAATCTAAGCCGTGTTCATCAGCCAATATTTGTTGTTGTAGCATTTCCATTTGTTTATGAATCGCTGCGTGTTTTTGACAATAAGTTCCTCTTAGTGGCCTTCCCTTCTCTACTTTATCTAGTGGTATTGGCGGCCTTAAATAATCTCCTGCTTCCCAAACATGGTGAGTTCCACATACTACGCATCTATCTTTAAAGTTAAACTTATAGCCGTATCTTAAGAAAAGAATCTTTTTCTTCTCCGGTAGTAATACCTTTCTTATTTCTTTCATTTGTTTCTTTGGTTTTAGCGCATCATACTTGTAATCCTCGATTGGCCCAACTGCTCTATATTGTTGCAGTTTGGGTAAAAAAGCATTCTTCGCTTGTTGCGTCTGTATTAAATTTGGTTGTTGATACATCTTATCTTCTCCTTAATAATCCCTTGACTTTTTGACTTAAAGTTTTCTTTTCTTCTTTATCCGTTGGACTTTCTTTTCTTTCTCTAATCTTTCTAGTAACTAAAAAGTAGTATTCCCCTGCTTTTTTAGGGTCTTGGTGATAAACTATGCTAGGCCATTTTGTTAATTTTAAACCTAATTCCTGCGCCTCCTGTATTTTCCCTAATATATTTTGAAAATCTCTTGTTAGATTATTACCTGTCAATTTAAAATGAGTGGGTGCGCCTCTAAATATTGGTTTATACACGCTTGGGTCTTTTTTAAATAAAATAGGTAGGCCAAAAAACATAAATCCTATATCGTGAAATTTATTGTCTAAAGGTATTTGGTTTTGCCAACCATATTTGATACTGCTTCCTTCACTTCTGTAGGCTTTTTCCATTGTTTGTCTAAGAAATTGTCTAACAAAAGCATGTTGTGGGTCACTAGGAACGGACAAATGACCGTCTTTTTCTGTATAATATACCTGTTCATCTAAACTCATGCTATCAATAATCCTTTATCATAGTAGTTATTCCTTTATACACCATTTCGGGGTCGGACTTTGCTGATACTATATATTTGAAACAAGGTATTCCCTTGTCATTCAACTGCCTCATCCCATATGTAAAAGGTTCAAATATTTCATGTTTGTCTATGGGTCTTTCGCTTTTATACTTCTCTCCCCACATATCATATTTGTTAGCCCATATACCAACTGCCATAGGATAGTCTACTTCTTTTTTCTTTCTACCCGAAGGCCATCTATCAGCCACAATAGTATCTACTAAAAATTTCCACGCTAACTGATGGTCTAAATTAGAAGGAGAATCTAAATGTCTATGGTCTATCATAAAAATAATATATCTTACTCTACGCTTTTGCATATCTTTAACCCATTCTTTCCAATAAATTGCTTCTCCTCCTAAGTCAGCACTTTTAATTGTATGAGAATCTCCATCAATTTTTACATTTTTTCTAGTTGCTCTATGTAAACCAACTGTTCTATCATTTATTGTAGGGACTTCCCCTCTTGTTCTAAGTTGGTGGCTTAATGTTGTTTTACCAACCATTGTAGAACCATAGACTCCAAAGTTAATTGCATGGACTCTTTTGTAAAATCCTATAATTGCTTCACCTACTAATATAGCAAAGCCTGTCATTATGGACATTTAATGCCCCCAAATATCTTTAGCCCTCTCTATAATCCAACCCATTATATTAATGTCAAAGACTCCCATTATATTACCAACTAAAAAAGCGGATAGTGCGATACAAGAACCCCAAAAATACATTTTCATTTTAATAAAAAACATATCTGCTGAATGCGCCCTACTTTGATTATACACATAGTCGGACTCACTAAAGCCCATTATGTCTCCAAAGACCAATTAATCACAACCTATTGTTGTATAGTTGCTAGGAACTCATTACTGATAGTGTTGTCTTCAAAGGTAGCGGTAGGTTCTTCCGCTACTACATTGTTTCTCCAACTATCTCTTCTAGCCGTTCCAAATTGCCTCATGCTTTCTTGAAGTTTAGCCTTGATTTGTTCTTCTCTTTGTAGTCTTTGGAAGTGGTTTTCTATCTGTCTATCCAACAATCTAATTTCTATCTTGTCATTGAGTGACAAGTCGAATAGTGCTTTCATTACCATTATTCCTCCGACTGTAATAAGACCAAATAAAACAGAATGTGCTAATGCTCCATATGGGAAGTTTAATCCATATGCGGAGTAAAAATATACATTTGCTCCGCTAACTGTTCCGACAAATAAAATTGTCATAATCAATCTTGTATCTTGACTTAGTGCTGCCATAATAAAACCTCAATTGAACTCTACTGAAATGTTAGCAGTAGAACTTCCGGCTTCTGTTATTTCTAGGAAAATACCGTTTCTACACAAAACACCGTGCATATCATATTCTAAATTATAGTGTCCATTAGTTGCTTGATGTATTCTAGCAATTTCTGTTCCACTATTATTAGTTCCATTGAATACCTTAACTGTTACTGCATCTCCACCCGATATTGAAATTGCCGAATGAATGCTAATTAACTTAGCCCCTTCATTACTCACAATCGCACTTGAGCCTAAAACTCCACTACTTCTACAACCGCCTATGCCCGTCATACTATCACCTGTTCATTCAATGGAGATAGACTCCACCTATTTAATGTAGCGATTACTCTTTCTTAGATTTAGAAGGAGTTTTTGCCTTTGTTCTAGGCTTAGGCTTGGGTTTAGGTTTTACCTTTTTTGGTAAAAGTTCATCCGCTAATTCCTTAACAGTTGAAATATCCTTGCCTGTTTCTTTACATCCCAATAGAACGATTTTTTCATCCAATGCTAATAATTCTTCTCGGTCTTCTTCATTAAACACAAAGAAATAATTAGGGTCGGAAAGACGAAGAACCGCCCATTTTACTG